AAAGCCTTCGCAAAATCCTCTGGTTTAACTAAACTCATATTACTCTTTATTGATTTGTTGCAACAAATGTAGCAAATTAATAAGGAAATCTGTTGCATTGATGAAAAATGGTGACGGTGCTTTCATGTCGGAGTGCGGATAATTTTTTTCACGTTGGAGTTTGGAGAATTAAATATAAAAAATAATGCTACAAGAACTATTCAAACAAAATATTAGAAGAATTCAGGACAAGATTTATGATTTTGATATGCGAACAAAAGTCATATCTGAATGGAGTGAGGAGAATATTTACCTGACTTCGGAATCAAAATTTGCTGGATTATTGAGCTTCAAACGTTCTCCTTATGCTATTGAGGTTGTAAATAACATGATGCCAAATTCAGGAATTGAATTGACAGGAATTATGAAATGTTCCCAATCTGGGTTTACACAATGTTTGGCTATACCTTGTTTGGTGTATCACGCTGCCGAGTCTCCAACAAATCAAATGTTCGTGACCAGTTCAGAGACTTTAATTCGAAATACAATCAGGGGTAGATTTGATACTGTGATGGAGGGTAAAACATTGAAAGGAATCATCAAATCAACTTCTACAAAAAAGGCTAATCAACGAACAGGAGATACCGATTTCAAAAAGGAATACACAGGAGGAAGTTTGATAAATATCACGTATAAACCAACAAATTTAAGGTTTCACTCGGTTGAAGTTGTAGTTTGTGACGAATATGATGATGCTCCAAAGATTGACAAAAAAGAGGGTTCCATTTTTGACTTGGTAATGGCCAGAACAAAATCTTACGCAGATACTCGAAGATTAGCCTTTCTTTCTTCTCCAACGACAAAAGGAATTTCGAATATTGAGGGGGTTTACAATATGGGGGATAAAAGGAAGTGGAGTTGGGAATGTCCTCATTGTAAAACCTATATTCCTATTTTGTGGAGGATTGATCGTGAGGATGGAACTTTTGGAGGAATAAAGTGGGAATTGGATGAAAATGACGAACTCATTGAAAAAAGCGTTCATTATGAGTGTCAAAGCTGCCGTGGTCGGATTGATTTCAAAATGAAATATCCTTTGAACTTAACTGGAAAATGGGTGCCAACTGCTGTTCCAAAAAAGCCAACCTATCGAAGTTACAGTTTCAATGCTCTTTGTAATCCTCCTGGATTTGAATCTTGGGTTGATTTAGTTCGTTATTGGATAGAAGCTTGCCCGAAAGGACAACCTGTAAACATCGAAAAACTTAAAGTTTTCACGAATACCCAGTTGGGAGAGCTTTGGGAGGACCGTGGAACCACACCGAGAATGACCGCATTAATGAGTAATGTTAGAAATTATGATGTTGGTGTGATACCGGACAAAACTTGTGCGGAAGATGGCAATGGAAAAATAGCCTTGATTACGTTGGTTTGCGATTTAGGTGGTGTTATGGACTTGGTAAATGGAATTGAGGATGTTCGTTTGGATTGGGAGATTGTGGCGCATTCCACCAATGGACAAACTTATTCTATTGACCACGGAAGTATTGGAACGTTCAAAAGAAGCAAGCAAACATCAAAAAAAGAGCGTGACAAGGATTCTGACCGTATTCGTTGGACGTTCAAAGAAGGAGTTCCCAACTCGGTTTGGCCTGTTTTCAAGGAGCAAATTTACCGTTCTTTGATAAATGAAAGTGGGGAATACTGCGATATTGACCTTACGATTGTAGATACAGGACATTTTACAAAATTATCGTATAATTTCATCCAAAGTATCACTGACAGGAACATTTATGGTATAAAAGGAGATACCGTTGATAAAATAAGAAGTAATGATAAAAATACGGCAATTATCAAGCATTCAAGCGAAAATAAAGGTTTACTATACATTCTGGATGTAAATAAGTTAAAAGACGATTTATCAAGCAATATGTCGCTCACAGAGGGTACAGATGGTACACAACCGAGAGGATTTATGAATTTCCCACAACCATCGGATGGAAAGTACAACAAAAACAATTTCTTTGACCATTATGAATCCGAGCATCGTGTTCCTGATTTAAAAAATGGAGTTGAGGTTGGATTTGTTTGGAAAAAGAAGCGAGAAAACAATCACTTTTGGGATGTGGCCGTTTATACATTGGCTTCACGAGAAATATTTATTGCTGATTGGAAGCTTTATCATCCGAAAGACAGGGATTTGACTTGGGAACGATACTGCATTATGATTGATAATTAGAAAAAGATTTGTTTTTATGTTGAATTTATTTATATCTTTACAGAGAAGTTTTTTTAGATAGTTTGTTAGTTAATTTTTTAGGTTAGTAATTAATCCCGTCTTGGTGTTAGGACGGGATTTTTTATTTATATTTGCAGTATCCCAACATTAAAAGTTAAGCAAGAGATAAATGGTGCGAGACCATACAATTCTTAGGCGGTGAGCATAAGAATAAAGCTAAAGCAGACCAAGCACTTGTTTATTAAAAACCGCTATCTCTACTAGCGGTTTTTTTATGCCTTAAAACTTTTTGTAAAATAAATTAGTATTTATCATAAAACATTTTGTAGGTTTGCAGTATGAAAAATGTAAAAAATAATATCCAACGCCTTCCGCAACATAATCTCATTTTGGGAGGAATTGGCGTATAGATATATTTTAAAATATATAAAACACTAAACCTCCTTTAATCTGGAGGTTTTTTTATACACGGGGTTTGACAAAATTGGTTACGCGCTCGCCTTGGAAGCGAGAGACTGTAGGTTCTAGTCCTGCAACCCCGACAAACTACAATATGATGCAATTGGTTAGCATAGCAGATTTTGACTCTGCCTATCTTGGTTCGAATCCAGGTATTGTAACAAAAATGGTGTTTTTGGACTAACGGTTAAGTCGTTTGCCTGTGAAGCAAAAAACGTGAGTTCGATTCTCACATTACACCCAAAATGCGAGTGTGGCTTTATTGAGAATGGCACATCTTGGCGGTTTAGACCCATTAGCTTTGGAGGTTCAAGTCCTCTCACTCGTACAAATTTCAGTATAGTTTAATGGATAGAATTGCCGATTACGACTCGGTTGATGGGAGTTCGAATCTCTCTACTGAAACTTTTTTCACATTTTATTTGCAAATAACAAATAAAGTTTCATACATTTGTCGAATGCAAAACGGCTGAGAATCGGATTGCTTAATTCGGTTGGTCGTTTTCACAAAAAATACAAACCCTTTTACAAGTTTCTCAGCCCTTGTTTAAGGGTTTTTTTGTTCCCATATCTAAACAAATCGGAATAAGGATTTACGAGGGAAAGACAACAATTTGACTTATTCTAAAAGTACTAAAATGGGCTTCTAATGGTACAACTGTAGCGAAACTGCGAGTGATAACTAATGCAGAATAAAACGGAAGAATTTGGAATGAATGAAAAATTTTCATTTCAGGATTAAGGCGAAAGCACTTTTTCCTTTAGGCTTCTTCTGTTTGCTCACCAACTCATTCCTCCTTTGCAGTCTAAAAAATATTACTATGGATTATAAGTTACAGCTTAAAACAGAAAAATGGAAATTAAAACGAAAATTTATTTTAAAAAGAGATAAATTCAAGTGTAAAAAATGTGGCTCAAAAGATTCTTTACACGTTCATCATAAAATTTATGAAAAAGGATTAATGGCTTGGGAATCAAAAAACGAGAATTTAATTACTCTTTGTTCTGAATGTCACGCAAAAGAGCATAATAAAAAACCAATTTCAAGTTTTTTAAAAGTAAAAAAAGTTTCTCAATCCAAGAATGCAATAAAAAAAAGAGAAATTAAATCACAAATGAATGCTTCAAGAAAAGAGCAGGAACGATATAATAAATTTGGATATTAAAATTTAAAAATATGAAAAAGCTAAACTATTACCAAGTACACAAGAACAAAAAGCCGAAAGTGGTTTTCGAACAACAGCACAAGTACATAAAGAAGATGTTGTTTATGGCTAAAAAAAGTTTTCACTTTAGGAATTCATTGCAATCACTAATTAATTCAATGGATCTTTTTACTGAAAATGTAAGAATGATTTGTGTTCATAAAACTGCTTCTTGTGGACCAACAGAAACTTTAACACCTAAACACCAATAAAAATGAAAAAACAAACAGTAATACTAATTTTAATCGTTCTATTCGCTTTGATATGCGGAATAGCGAATGCACAATCAAACTTTAGAATAAATAAAGTTGAAACTTTTAATTTCGCCGTAGTAATTGATCCATCGGCTTCGATTGAGAAGAAAGGATTGAATATCGGTGCGGAGATTGAGTATTCAGGAACGGTTTACACAAGAGCATCGGTCACTTCTTTTTCATCCTTGGAGGGAGGTTATTTGGATTTTGTTGGAGCAGTAGGAATTAACTTTACTTCTGGGTATTTCGAACAATTCAGATATTATGCAGGAGTTCGTGGAGGAATTATCGTTCGTGAAAGCAATGGTTATCCAACTATGGGAATAGAATGTGGAATTGACTACACCATTGGAAATTTAGTACTAGGATTAAGAGCAACACGAGATAGGAGAGGAGATTTTGAATTTTACAATGAGGAACCTGAAATGAGAAATAGTGGGTTTGTAAAAATTGGATGGAAGCTATGAAAGTAACAGTAACAAAAATAGCAAGAGCGTTAAAAAATTATAACGGTTGGGATAATTTGAATGAAAGAGATTTGCTTATGATAAAAGATGTGATTAATCTCGTTGATATTGATTTAAGAAAATATAAAAACATAAGTATCAGAAAATGAAACATAGTAATCTATACACAGTAAAGCAAATTTCAGCTATCACAGGATTTAGTATTGCGACAATTTATGATAAAATAACAAGGCTAAATTTAAGTCCTGAAATTACAAATAAAGGTCTAAGTTACTTTGATGAAAAATCATTTAATTTTATAATAAAAGCTTTGGAAATTGCACCGAAAGAAAAGTCGTTTACAAAGTTTTACCCGATTAAAACAACTGAAACTTTTTATATTTATGAATCTAAAATGAATGCAGTATGAATGCAAATGAATTAAGAATAGGGGATTATGTGAAATTTCCAACAGGAAGTTTTTATAAAGTAGATATGCTTTATGATGATTTTTCAAGTTTACTTTATTGGATGCCAATCCCACTAACTGAAGAATTGTTATTGAAGTTTGGTGCCACAAATCTAAAAGACAAAATTGTATTCGATAGATTTATGCTTACCTATTTTGAAAGTTATAAATACTGGTATGTTACCGATTTAAAAACAAATTGCTATTTAACAAAAGTTGAATTTGTACACGAATGGCAAAATTTTGTATTCGTTATGAATGGAACGGAATTAACATTAAAACCTTAAAATTATTAAAATAAAGCCTTGGCCGGCCTAGTAAAAGCCAACACAATAAATATTATGGAAAATTTGAAAAAACTTGCTGAATTGAATGATTTGGCACAACAAGAGGGATCGAAGTTCTTTGCAGGAAACAAGTCAGCAGGAACCCGTTTGAGAAAGACGCTTTTGGAGATAAAGAATTTGTCTCACGAAATTAGAAAGGAAGTATCAGAAACTAAAAATCAGTAATTATGCCACTATTAGGAAAAGAAGTAGAAGATAAAATTACAGGGTTTTCAGGAATTGCAACATCAAAGCATATTTATTTGACAGGATGTAATCAGTTTGGAGTTCAGCCAAGAATTGACAAAGATGGAAAAGTTCCAGATATGAAATACTTTGATGAAGGCAGATTGAAGGTAATTGGAGAAGGTATAAATGCAATTGAAGTTATCGGTGAAGAAAACGGATGCGATTTCAGAGAACATCCATAACAAAAAATAAATTACAATTAACATAAAAAATTAGTAATTTTACCGTTCCTTATTCTTTATTGTTTTTTGTGTTTTTTTGCTGAAACCATCTTAATTTATTTTAAGATGGTTTTTTATTTTAAAAAATACTTACATTTGTGAAGAATATTAAACATCAATGTTGTGATAACATCGGTTAATCTTTAAAATGAGAGGAGTGCCTGATTTTCTAATCGGGTACTCCTCTCGTTGTTTAACACAAAAAAATAATGATAATGATTGGAATTTATAAAATAACTTCTCCAAGTGGTAAGGTTTACATTGGACAAAGTGTGAAAATTAAAGACAGGATTCGTGCTTATAGAGGACTTAGATGTAAGAAGCAAGTTAAATTATATCATTCATTACTGAAATATGGTTTTGAGAATCATAAAGTAGAAATTGTTTGTGAATGTTTAATAGAGGAATTAAATGAAAAAGAAAGGCATTATCAGGAATTATATGATTGTATTGAAAACGGATTAAATTGTACTCTGACCGGAACTAAAGACAAGAGTGGTAAATTATCTTTGGAACATAGAAGAAAAATATCAATTTCAAATTCTAACCCATCTGATGAAATCAGAATGAGAAAGTCAAAAGGACAATTAGGAAATAAAAAATCTACTGAATCAGTTCTTAAAACTGCAAATGGAAATAGAGGTCAAAAACGATCATTAGAAGTGAGATTAAAAATGGCAGAAATAAGTAGAAATATTTCTGATGAAACAAGGTTAAAAATGTCGATAGCAGCAACAGGACATACTCATACTGATGAAGCTAAAAAGAAAATATCAGAAGCAGGAAAAGGAAGGATATTTAGTGAAGAAGCTAGAAATAAAATTGCATCAAAACACGGTAAAAGAGTTTTAAATACTAATACTGGAGAGGTATTTCTTTCTGTAGCAAAAGCAGCAAATTCAATTGGACATAATATTTCTTGGTTACATTTTAAATTAAAAGGATTGACCAATAACAATACTAATTTAATATTTTATACAAATGAATGATGAATATGTAACAATATCACAGTTTATAGAAACAAAATCTAAACTGATTGGTAAGATTGCAACCTATGACTTATTAATTGAAGGAATGGAAACTGCAATTGCGGAAGGAATAGTATCGGGACATATAGTGCAAACAGAAGTGGATGATTCTTTTATGAAAGTTCGTTTGAATTACCGCAGTATAAGCGATATGACAAAAGCATTATCAGGATTAGAAATGTTACGTCAAAGATACATTAACAGATTGAATGGACGTTGTACAGTTTTACGTGGAGGAAGTTTATAAAACAAGGATATGAAAATAAAAATAGGGAATTTTGAAATGAATTTTGGTTCGGGCAAAGAATCTGAATCAACTGCTCCACAAAGTACGGTTTATCAAGGTAACATTGCTTATGGACACAGCTATCCAATTGTAAACAAGACTTGGGATGGGGAGAAAACTCTTGGGGAACTTGGAGTTGTAGTGAGGAATATTCCAGATTACCAAAAATTGAGATTGCGTTCTTACCACGCATACGCCACGATTGATACGGTAAAAATAATCGCTTCGAAGTTCTTTTATTGGACTATTGGAGTTGGATTGAAGCTACAGGCAGAACCAAATAGAACAGTTTTGGAATCCGAGGGAATAACTAATGATGCCACTGTTTATGCAAAGTTTCAGAAGATGGTTGAGGCACGATTTATGGTTTATGCCAATTCGAAAGAATGTGATTATCTGAAAGAAAAAGCTTTGCACGAATTAGCGTTGGATGCTTATCAGGGAGAGTTTCTTGGAGGAGATATGTTAGTCATAATTCGATTTGATGATAATGGACCAAACATACAATTGCTTTCTGGAGATCACGTTTGCAATCCTGGAATGGATGAAATTGCCAAAGCAGAAGAACGTAAAAATTATGTTGAACACGGAATTGAGATTGATGAAAAAGGCGCACACGTAGCTTATTTTGTAAAAACAAAACATAAAAACGATGTTGATAAGTATGAGCGTATTCCTGCTAAGGGAGCCGCATCCAAAAAAAGATTAGCTTGGTTAATTTCTGGTAAAAAGATTTGTCCAGACCATTTAAGAGGAGTTCCTGCAATGGCTCAATCCTTGGAGAAAATAAACAAGTTGGACAGATATGTAGAAGCAGCCGTTACCAATGCGGAACAGGGTGCCAAAATCGTTTATTCAATAGAGCATAAAGAATTTTCTACAGGAGAAAGTCCATTGGACCAAGTTGTAGCAAGAAAGCGTAATCCTGGAATTGTATCAAATGCAAATGGAGAAGAAAGTAATCCTACCGTATTAGCAGATGGATTGGCAAATAGAATTACTGAAACAACTTCTGGACAAACGTTCAATATGCCAAACGGAGCTTCATTACAAGCTTTTGATTCTAAGATAGAAACTAATTTTGGAGAATTTAACGAAAAAGTATTTGAATCAATAAGTGCTGGTTCAGATGTTCCACCAGAAGTAGCTATGCAAAAGTATAGTTCAAATTATTCTGCTTCGAGAGCTGCCATCAACAGTTTTGGATATATCATCGTAATCAATAGACAGAAATTTGCAAATGATTTTTATATTCCATTTTACAAACTTTGGTTGGAATGGCAAGTTTTGAATAAAAAGATTACTGCTCCTGGTTACATAGAAAACATTACAAATTTTATGGTAACAGAAAGTTATACTCAATGTAGATTTACAGGTAAAAATATGCCACACATTGACCCATTGAAAGAGATTAAGGCTGTTAGAGAAATGCTTGGTATAGATGGAGCAACGCCATTAATTTCAAGAGAACAAGCGGTTGAAATGCTAAACGCTGGCCAATGGGATGAAAACTTTATGAAGTATATGGAGGAGGAAGGAATTGTTCCAGAGGAAGAAGTGGAAGAAGAAACAGATTCATCAAAATCAGAAAAAAATGGCAAGGAGTAAATTAAATCTTGAAAATACCGCCTTAGTTTGGGATTCTAATCGTAGGTATAAAGTAAATGATATTGTCACTTGGATAGGCAAAAAATATCAAAATCTTACGGGTAAAAATTCAGAGCCTGGAATTGGTTCAGATTGGTTTTTTGATAATTTATCAAAGCCAGAACCAGTTTCTTTCGTTGCAGCTTCTACAGGTTCAAATCAAACGTTTTCTGTTTCATTTGAACCTGGAAGTGTTTTAAAATCAAAAGGAGAGTTGTACAAAGGAAGTGAGTGGATTTATTCAGGAACTACATTGACAATATTAGTTAGCATCAACACAGGAAACACAATTTACATCAAACCTTAAAATCAATATGAAAAAGATACTATTTTTACTTTTAATTTCGATAGCCTCTTACGGGCAAGCAGATTTCCCAGAGGGCATAAACCTTGGGGGAAACACAGCAACGGCAGAAACGTCAAAACTTGTTTCACAGCAACCGACAACTGGAGAATTGAATTATGTGAATGCTACGGCTTTGCCAGTTTCAACACCTACCCAACAGGCTTTGGATATGAAACTAAACATTTCAGATTTACCAACCAATTTGACATTATACCCAACAACAACGGCAAGCGATGTAGGCGGCTATGTGGTAATGGTTACAGATATCTACGATGTACGATATGATGAACCCGCGGTAGATGTTTCAACACCAACTATAACCACAACGGCTCAATTAGTATCTAGTAGGATTTCAGATGCAGGCGTTTTAGTAGGGCAACCGGGTGTGTTCAATGTTACGGCTTTCGGAAATATTAGGAGATTATCAGGAACCGGAACAGCAACATTTTACTTTGAAGTTTACCACCGAGATTTAGCAGGGACTGAAACTTTAATAGGGCAATCAAGTAATAGTGAAGCGGTATCTAGTGCTACGTATATGGAATTTACTGCGTCCTTGGTTTGGGATGACGGTGATTTTATATCTACTGACAGGATTGTTGTAAAGACCTATGCAAACAGGATACCCGGAAATTCAGACCCGGTTTATCAGTTTCAATTTGGAGGCGCACAGCCGGTTAGAATTTTGTTACCGGTTCCGTTTTCGGTTGTAGATGCTGGTTATGAAGTTAAGACGAACAAGTCTGACAGCTACACGGCATCATCAAGCACTACCTATGCAAGCACTAAGGCTTTAGTAGACGGGTTAGCTTCAATTGTTCCTGAAGAGTATACGACTATAGTATTTGTAAATTCGACAAACCCAAATACCGCAACTATATTTGATACCGTAAATCCACCTGTTACCAATGATAATGGTTTAAAAAATGATGTAGCAAATCTATACATAGGAACAGATGCATCGACCTGGGTTTATGATACGGCTCTTTTTGGATATGTTACAAAATCCATACCAGCTGTGTCTAACTTCTTTATAAGCGGGAGTTCAACAGATGCTGGAAACGACAAAACAAACCCAATATACAGGAACGGAACAGTTGAAAGTACGGGTTTTATAAAAACAAGCGGTACAGCTTCACAATTTTTAAAAGCAGATGGTAGCAGCGATTCTACTGCGTATTCATCATTAACCGTTGTTCCAATAGAAACAGGAACATCTTTCTCGCTTGATAACACCTACACAGGAAAAATTGTAATATTCACATCAAGTTGTACACTGACCATACCTAACGGATTACAAGCAGGATTTAACGCTACCTTTGTAACGTTAGCAGGGGTGACGCTTACCGTATCAACAGGCGGGTCAGTTGTATTATTTAACAATGTAGGAACGACTATGCTGGAAAAATCATCTTTCACGCTACAAGCAAGAACAACGACAAATAACTACATAACAGCAGGGGCATTATGAGAAAGTATTTAATATTATTATTGCTTTGTGGGTTTATTGGAAATTCACAAAATTTATATACGAAGCAGATTTGGGCGGGTAGAATTGCCGTAACTTATAACACTTATATTGGCGGAGTTTCCGGAACAATTACAAGCGCATCGAGTTTAGCAACTAAGTTAGGTATTTCAGTGGGAAATATATCTAATTTTTCAATTGTTGGAAGCGATATAAAATGTAAAATTACAGGAAGTTATGTAATACCAATTAACTGCTTTAATTCAAATCAAGATATTACATATTATAAAGACAATGACGGCTTAGTAACTAGTATAGGAGCCTCTGGTTTTGCCGTTAATACAACAGATAATTTTAAAGAAGCGTATTTTCCAAATGTTACGAGCGTAGGAGATAGCGGATTTAACTGTTCTAATTTTACTTTCCCAAACATTGATGTTATATATATTCCACGATGCACTGCATTAGGCACAAGTTCTTCTGTGAATAATGCTGTTTTTGGTAATAATTTTAGAACTTCAATTAGAAGATTATATGTAGATTCTTCGCTTGCTACTATAAATAGCGGAAGTCCAGACCCGGACTTAACATCTTATACATCGTTAACAGGAAATGTAATGTATGTGACAAATTTTACAGATCCTAGTGCAATATCAGATTTATCAGCAGGAACTATTTATAATACTGCCGTTCAATTAACTTTTACGCCACCAAGTACTACTAATGCTATTGATTATTACGAATTATATATAAACGGAGTTTACACTAAAAGATTAATTTCAGGAGATTACGCTACTGGATTAACCGAAAACACAGTGTATAATTTTACCGTGTATGCGAGGGATGTTTTTTATAATTTATCGCCTGTATCAAACAATTTAACTCAATCAACTTCGAATTATTCTTATACCGATACAGATGCGAACGCTTATATTTCGGCAGCAAGTTTAACTGGAGCAGAAAAGGAAAGCGCATATTTATTAATTGCAGGATTAAAAACAAATTCATTATATACTAAATGTCAAACTATTTATCCGTTTAAAGGAACTACATCGGCTCAACATAAATTTAACGCTAAAAACCCAGTTGACACTGACGGGGCATTTAGATTGACTTTTAACGGAACGGCTACTTATGCAAATAATGGATACACTCCTAACGGCTCTACAGGTTATGCAGATTCTCACTTTATACCTGTCACAAATCAATCTTTAATTAGCAATGGGATGACCGTTGTTTGTGGAACCAATAATCCTGCTGCTGGAGTCGATGTTGTAGACATTGGCTCATTTAACTCGGGGACTCAAAAAAGCTACGTGATTGTAAAAAACAACAATTCTACTTATGCTAGAATAGTTGGATTTAATTCTAACAACATATCTATTACTGGTATTAATGAGTCACGAGGTATTTTTACCGGGACAAAGCAAAGTGCCACGGTAACAGATTTTTTTATAAATGGAATTCAAGTCGGCACGACATCCGGAGGAGGAACATTACCAACACTTGATACTTACGTTGGAGCAATGAATCTTTCTGGTTCAGCCTATGGGTATTCAAATCAGAGACTCCAAATGGTGATTTTTCACGAGGGGTTTAGTGATGCTGAAACGGCGACTTTATATAACATAATAGATTTAAGCGAAACAATCGCAGGACGTAAAACTTGGTAAATTAATAAATATGATACAAATACAAACAATCGAAGTAGGATTAGAAAAAAAAGTAGGAACTCAAATTTTGATGATCCCTAAAATCGGAAATACACAAGATAAAACTTGTAGTATGGATTGGCGAATATTAAGCGAAGATGAAAAGGATTTAGATTCTGGAACGGTTCATTTTAGCGAAGAACAGTATGCAGAATGGGGAACAGATAATGACTATGCGGAAGACATAGTTTTAAAAGAATTAGGATTAGAACGTAAACTTTAAATTAAATAAATATGAAAAATTGGAAAACAACATTAGGTAGTATTATGACGGCGATTTCTTTAGTTCCTGCCGGACTATCTCAATTAGGTATTACTGAAATGCCGGGAACATTGCAAAAAATAGGTTTGGTTTGCGCATTCATTTCCTTTATTTGGACAGGATTAAAAACAAAAGACCACAATGTTAGTGGAGGTATTCAAGGTATCGCCAACGGTCAAGTACCACCTACAAAAGATGAAAAGTAAACATTGGATATTACTTTTATTAATTCCTTTATCAAATATAAAGGCACTCTTTTATAATTCAGATTTAAGAGTGTCTTGGTATCTGTTTTCAGACAATAAGCGATTTATGTGCAATGTTTTGGAAGACTATTCAAACATCGTAATTTTTGGAATTATTTTTTATTATATCGCATTTGTAAAAATAGATTTAAAAATTAGGAATATTTGTCTATTTTTGTTTATCATTAATGCATTAGATTTGATTCATTTAGGATTAATGGATATGCAGTATTTCATTT